ACTGTCGAGACAGCACATGGCAAGCATTGATATGATCCCGCCGGTTGCCATGATGATTTTAGATAAACGTCTCACACACTATCACCTCCCATCATAATTTCATCAAAGTAAGAATCTCCGAATCGGAAACTTCCAACTCCTTGAACAAAATCAGCATATCCGAATAGCTGAATAAACTCTTTTTCAACCGATTACTAAATGCCGACTGAGTAATTCCGATCATTTTCGCTAAATCTGCCTGAGTTAACTCCTTCTCATACATCTTCCCGACAATCCATTTGCTGAAATCGCTGACTTTGTATTCTTTTTTCTTAATGGTCACTCTAGGCATTCAACCACCTCCTACTCTACCGGAATCCCGATCACACTCTCCATCAGATCAATGTGATCTACAGTTATATGTACCTCGGTATGCGGATNNNTCTGCTGTTCCTTCTATTGAACTGGTGTTGTGGTATCCTCTACTTCGCCAGGGTGGTTTTTCTAGAGTTCTCAAATGCAATTAAATCTTCCTCAGAAACTCTGTATTCTTTTCCAATTTTAATTGCTCCGAGTTTCTGCTGGCGAATCCACTCCCATACAGTGATGACCTTGACTTTGTATCTCTCCGCGACTTCGCCACAGGTGTACATTTTCGACAAAAATATCCCTCCTTTTTGTATGTTATTTATACTTGTGTTTAGCTCGGTTTAGTGATATATTTAGTTTGTCAGAACGAATTATATCATTATTGCGAATTATCTCGTTTTATTTTGAATTAGTTCGTATAACCGAGCTATGTACATACTATACCTCGTTATACCGAACTTGTCAATACTTTTATTTCGTTTTTCCGAGATAATTTTAGAAAGGGAAAAGTATGTACGAAATTTTTGAGAAATTATGTAAGGAGAGAGGAATAACGCCTTATCGTTTTTGTAAAGACACTGGCATTAATTCCTCTACGATCAGCACCTGGAAAAATAAAGGCTCTGAATGTTCTCCAAAAACTGCAAAAGCAGTCTGTGAATATTTTGATATTTCAATGGATTTTTTGATGAATGGAGAAAATACTTCGGCTAAATCAGGGTTGCAATTAAATCAAAAAGACGAACGCGACATCGCTAAACGTCTCGAAAATACACTTAATGCATTAGAAGATTCTCAGGAATCCCTTATGTTTTCTGGCGAACCTTTAGACGATGAAACCAGAGAACTTTTAAAAGCGAGCTTGGAGAACAGCTTGAAAATAGCTAAGATAAATGCGAAACAGAAATTTACACCAAAAAAATATCGCACAGATAATGAATAGGATGTGATCTATTGGATATTCAAAATGTAATATCGCGCCTAATAAAAAAATATAAAACCAATGATCCTTTTGAAATAGCAGATATGCTTAATATTTCAATTTTTTATGAGGAACTTGGAACAATTAATGGTTACTACAATAAGCCATTAAGAATGAAACAAATACACATCAATGATGCTTTGAGCGAAAACATGAAAAAATTTACATGTGCTCATGAGCTAGGGCACGCCCTTCTCCATCCAGATGTATCTACTCCTTTTCTACGATCGCAAACTTTGCTTTCTGTAAATAAAATGGAGATAGAAGCTAATACATTTGCTGTAAAATTATTAATTCCAGATGATATTATTAGGGAAAATAGAAATTTGACCACTCAACAACTTTCTCGTTTGCTGGGATATGAGCAGGCTTTGATAGAATTAAGACTGAAATCATATACAGCACAATAACTCAATTTGTAGAACTTTCTACATTTTTATGATAAAATGATGCCAAACATTCTTTTATTATATCCACGAAGGGGGAATAGGTTATGAAACAAATGAAAAAAATCGCAATTTCATTACTTATGATTTTGACACTTACCATGTCAACGGCTGAAACTCTGCCAACCATAACACCATCAATTACAGTTGAGGCCTCAACAAAAATGAAACTCAATAAAACAAAGGCATTTTTGATAAAAGGTCAGACCTTAACTTTAAAATTGTCTGGATTTAAAGGCAAAGTAATCTGGTCGTCTTCCAAACCCAGTATCGCTGCTATAAATTCCAATGGAAAAGTAACCGCCAGAAAAAAGGGTTCTGCCGTTATTACAGCTAAGGTGGGTACTAATAAATATACCTGTAAAATTACAGTGCAGACTCCGACTATCAATAAAAAATCTGTAACCTTAACAAAAGGGCAGAAATTCACTTTAAAATTAAAAGGAACCAATCAGAAAATAAAATGGAGTTCGTCACGAAAAGATATTGTATCCGTAAATTCAAAAGGAATCGCAACAGCAAAAAAAGTAGGAAAAGCAACGATAACAGCAACGGTATTAAATAAAAAATACACATGCAGCATTACTGTAAAAGGCAAACAGACAGAATCACAGCCTTCAAATACTGATGATGATTCAAACGATAATAATTCAAATAATAACAATTCAGATACCGATAGCGGCAATGACAATTCAAACAATACAGACAGCACCGAAGATCCTGTTACCTCGTATGTATATATTTCACCAACAGGAACTAAATATCATAGCATATCAAACTGTGGGAGGATGAATCCAAATACAGCTACAAAATTAACGGAACAAGAAGCAATAAATAAAGGATATACTAAATGTTCAAAATGTTTTTAAAATAAAAACCGCCCCACCAATAAGCGGAGCGGTAATGCAATTGCTCTGGATGAACAATCGCCCTCAACAAGCATATTGTATCATTCGGAGCAGCCAAACGCAAGCGGAACACCAGTTCTCTTCTGGCTGTTATTTTTATACCCAAAAACCCCTCGATTTCGATGGGTTTAGAAGAAAGGATGATATATATGAAGATTGAAAAACTCCCAAGCGGCTCCTACCGGATCAGAAAAATGTACAAAGGGCAAATGTACACGGTTGTGTTTGATGAGAAACCAACACAGAAAGAAGCCTTACGGGCAATATCAGAGAAATTGGACAGCGTTCCTCCTGCTTCCACTATTCCAACAACCTTCCAATCAGCCTGTGATGAATTTTTCAGAATCAAAGGTAATGTTCTTAGTCCTTCCACTAAAAATGGCTATATGAGCATATTCCGTAACTTATCTGATGAATTTAAAAGCCTTAGACTGTCGGATATAAAACAAACTGATATTCAAAAAGAAATAAATGATTATTCAGTATCACGTTCTCCAAAAACAACTGCAAACGCAAATGGCTTTATTCTCTCTGTTATGGAAACATTCCGGCCAGATGCAGTATTTCATATCACATTGCCACAGAAAGAAAAAAAAGAACCATACATTCCAACAAGCGGCGAAGTCAAACTGATTTTAGAAAAAGCCACTGGAACAAAATACTACATACCGCTCCTACTTGCATGCTGCGGACTCCGTAGAAGTGAAATCCTTGCATTAGAGCTTTCTGATCTATCAGATGACAACATTCTGACAATTAATAAAGCAATGGTCGTTGGCAGCGATAAACAATGGCACATTAAATCAACTAAGACAACTAACAGCTCCAGGAAAATTATAATACCGGAGTTTGTTGCCGACATGATCCGGGCGCAGGGATATATCTATAAAGGCTCTGCCAATCAGATCTACGAAAATTTACAGAAATATCAAAATGAGCTCGGTATTCAAAATTTTAAACTGCATGCTCTCCGTCATTATTTTGCCACAATGATGAGTCAGACGATGAGCGAAGAAGATGTTATGAAAATGGGTGGATGGTCAACACCCCATGTGATGAAAGCCGTGTATCGCCATTCCACCATTGACAGAGATAAAGAGAAACAAAAGAATGCAATGAACGGATTATTTAAGAATTTGTCATGACAAAATCCATGACAAAAAATTACATTTATGACATAAATTTGGCATAATTTCAACTTATAATTCATTGCGCAAAAATAGCCTGAAACCTTAGGAAAATCAACAATTTTCCAAGATTTCAGGCATTTTCTTTGAAGTGGACCTGACGGGAGTCGAACCC